AATGTAATCCGGTAGATGAAGAACCTAAATCTGCAGTAATATTACTTTCAGCATATCCTTGCGTAACAAACTTATTATCAACTTCAACTCCTTTATCATCAGGAAGGAAACTTGAAGTTAGATTTAATATTCCCGAATCAACTGATGCTGCTTGATAATCAGCACCACGTGATGCCCATTCATGATTAATTTTTATTGTTGATGAGGCAAACGCCTCTTGTAAATTATTATATAATGGCTGGATTGGTTCTTCTGTAGAAGAAACCGGACCAATAGGAGTAGTATTACTTGTTGGTAATAAATCATTTTCATTACTAAAAAAACGACCATGTGGTAAAGTATGGTTTGTAAATTGACCAGACAAACACCCAATCCATATACGTTGTAGTGGATTACCATCAATACACATTATTACCGCTTGTGCTCCAATTTTTGGAATTGCCCACATTCCATATGCTACTCTTCCGTTTGTAGTATCATCATTTGGGCCTCTGGTTCCTTTTGTGACTGTTCCACCAAAAGGAGACATATACATAGCCCACGGTATTTCATTTATTTTAGAATCGAATCGGTCATTAAGAGCTGGGCAGACCACACGAATACGACCATTTTGTTGTGGATCATTAGTATCTACTACTGTTCCAATAGTAACACCCTCAAAAAATCGTTTTGGAGGGTTCAATTGAGAAAGCTGCCGTTGTCTTGTCATCTTAGTCATATTACTTACTCTTTACTTCTCCACAATTAGTTTTATCTTCAACTTTTTTTGCTTTTTCTTTTTGTTTATTAGTATTTCCAGAAGTTGCTTCATCTGTATTAGCAGATTGTATTACATGTCCTGCTGTCATATCTTCAACTTTGGGTTTACCATTTGGTGCTAACGGACTTATGCGTTGCCCAGGAACTACTGAACGTCCATCTAATTGTGCTATACGTTGTTGTATTATAAGTGTTGTATCAAACTCTTTTTCCCCCACTTTAGTTGATGGTTTATCCTTTATTAAAAGTTCATCTGTGTTTGATTGAACATATTGAGCAAAAAGATTATAATTTAATGGAGTTACTGATACTGTATTTTTTGTTATTTTATCAACAGCAGTTGTTTGTTTATTATAAAATAAATTATTCCAATGTTGAAGACAATTACGGGCATAATTATCAGTTTTTGGGTTTTCAATTGACGAATCAGCACCACCATTATATTTTCTAAAAATAAGTTCTGGAAATTCATATCGTATATTATTAAGCTTTTTAACATCATCACGCTTTCTGATTAATTCTACATGTGCCATTGTCATTGCTAACGCAAACATATCATCAGATAATAAAACAACTAAATCTTTATCTGGAATTGAGTCCACAGCTTCAGCGTTGTACGATGTTTTTAATAATCTATTTAAATAATTTAAAGCTCTTGCATCTGTTTTTAAAGTATCTCGTAATGTAGCTAATCCAAACTGAGTAATACCATATGATAAATGAGATAAACCAAAATCTCCAGTTTTATCTTTCGGTGGAAATCTAAAAAAATCACCAGCATTGGATTCTTGAAGAACAATTGCTCTTGTAATTTGAATTGTTGATAAATCCATTAATCTTGGATTGGTTTGTGTTAGCTGTGCAGCAGCCGCAGCCATAATAGTTGTCATTGTATCCATTTGGCTTTTAGTATATTCCTGTGGTCCAGCTATAACTTTTCCTGAAATACCACTTCCATTTGTTGGACTTTCACCAGCACCAAAAATATATTCATCACATAGAACTCCTTTGCTTTTATCAGTTCCCTGTTTGAAATACTGGTCAAGCTTGGATTTATTTGGCAATGCCATTAATGATAATTGCTGTGTAAATTTGCCTTCATTAAACATATGTTTAACACTATAAACATAATAATAATCTGTATACCAAAATTCTTCTGTATAATCACCAGTACCTTGCTTCATTAGTGTTAAATCATCATTACTTCTTGGCATTCTAATATTAACTTTTGCCAAAGCTGGAAAGTTACCCCAGTCAGGAAACACATCTCTATCATCAGATGTTAGTACTTGTTTATTTTGTTGTTCTTTATCTGTTGTCCCGGTAATACCCATTAAATTGGAATTTCCCAAAATTGTAACTGAAGCTTCCAGCGATTCTAATGATGCATGAGTAGAAAGCGCAGAAGTAAAATTCATGGTTGATTTAGGGTCAGGATGATTGCGTAATTTAGGATCTTTAATTGGTAATCCCATAAACAATGGAGTTTTTGTGGTTTTAGGAACTCCTAATACATTATCAGAATTAACATGCACATATTGTCTTGATGGCAAATTAACATTAGAAGGATATAAATTATCTGAAGATGTTATTATTTGTAAAAATGATAATCCTCCTTGCATTTTTATATCAAAAGAAATTATATCTATATTTTTTCCAGTATATATATAATCAAATGTTATTAGATTTCTGTTAATTTTATCTTTAATTTGTTGGTCTAATCCATTTGGTTTATTATTTTCAAGTAAATCCTTAATAATATCATTAGACACCATAGCAAATTGAGATACTTTAAAAACTACCACAAAATCATATTGATCCTTAGATTGAACCCCTGAAAATCTTGCCTTTCCCAAACTATTAATAAATGGTTGAACGTCTCTTCCTGATTTAATTTCAGATGTTATTTTATAAGTATATTTTTGTCCATCTTTTTCTGTATCTTTTTTTACTTGTTTAGAACGAGACATTATTTCACGCATAGCTTCTTCTATTGTTGCACTATCTCCCATTTTTAAAATCAATGGATCATCACATTTACCAACCCCATCTTTAACCTGTTGTGGGGCTTCTGTAACTGTATATAAAGCTTTATTATCATACGGAGCATCTAACGTAATCAAATACAATACCTTAGAAAATGGCGCTTTATCAATTTTGGTTGTTTGCGATTGATTTATAGCATTCACATAAGTACGTGAAATACAATCAAAATAGTTATTGTATATGTCATTGGCTTTCTTTTCCAACATTTGCATAGCATTAGCAAGAGAAATATCTTTATTTTTACCTCCTAAATTAACAGTTATTCCATCAGCAACTCTCATCATCTGTGGTAAGCGAGCCACACCATCATTATTTCCTACAAACTTTATTTCATATTGGGAACCAGTTTCATCAAATATTCCAGATAAATCTGTCATATAAAATAATAGCGGTTTTACATTTGTTATCATATCTGTAAAAGTTTTGTCTAATACATTTGCAGTATCACTATGACCAACAAATATAGTTTTAAGCATCCATACAACACCAATCAAATCCTTTTCTAATACTTGGCAACTCTCTTTAATATAATTAGTAAAACGAAATCCTTTTGGCTCTCTAACATGCATGGTTCCTTCTAAAGCCATTGATGTAAATTGATCACCTATAACGGCATTTGCTGCAGTCAACGATTCCCATTCCACATTAGAAATAGAAAGATGAGCATCAACCATGCCGTTTATCAATACTACATATTTTCCACCATTAGGAACAGTTCCAGCCCTTGTTATCTTTGTAGGATCTTCATTAATTAAAAGTTTAATAAAATCAGTGCTGGTTTGAAGAGATTGAGCAACAGAACTATCTTCACACATAATTAAAAAGTGATAGTATGCGTAAGAACGATATCGTGATAACGGATTTAATGGTGTTGACATGATATACCTATTTTTTATGTGTTATAGTTATATATATTTACACACATTTTAAGCTGTGACACCTCCACTCTTTTTAATAAGAATAGCAAGAGATAGTCGTTGAAATGTTGGTAATTTTAATTGAGCACCAGTAACAAATTCTTCATTTATATCAACAATATTATTGTATTGTAATATAACCCACATATATGTTGCTTTACCATAAAGGTCTCTGGCCAATCTATCTGGCCTTAAGTTATATTCAGAAGTTATTGTAAAGGGTATATCATCATCTGAAGGTGGTAGTACTATTCTATTCCAAAATCCAAGACGATTAGGGTAAACAATAGTATCACCACCATTTACATATCTTGAATCTTTATTTAAAACAGAATTTTTATTAGGTGTAATGGCCATGTTTTAAAAATCCGTAAGTATTCCAGCTTTATAGGATTTAAGGCTAAATTTTGAATATTCTATTGGTGAATGGGTTTCCACCAATGTCATATTAACACTCATAATTGTTGGGAATGGTTCAGAATTTCCTCCAGAAAAATCCATAGAAATACCAGCATTTTTAGTATTAAACGCTGTGTTATTTGGTAAGGTTGTATCATTTGGTAAAATTGGGTCGATAGCAAATGATGTGTCGCTTGTCGGTATATAATCAACATCACTTGGATATTGTATAGTTAGTTGAGTTAAAACAACTGGCACGTGTTGAATGTTTGTTAATCTTGTGTGAGAATACGTATTGCCTCTATTTTGATCTAACTCTTTGGCGTAAGCATATAAAAATAAAATTTCAGGTGGTGCTCCAAGTTTTTCTTCAGAAGTACCATTAGATAATGTAAAACTGGTGGATGTAGAACTCTGAGAACCAAAATAAGGCATGGCCCAACTTCTAAGTATTTGAAGTTTTTTCATATTGTTCAGTGCTTCATCCGGTGTTCGAGAAACTAATCTGGCATTACCAATTGAAAATTCACGAGAATTTGTAAAACCATAAGTCATTATAGCTCCAGGGGTATGTATTAAATTAGTTGCTTTATAATCAACAGAACGAGATTCCTGTATTTCTGGAGTTACATCAAATACTACCAAATCACGTGAAGTGATTGAACGAAGTTTAACTCTATAATCTGCTGGCATCTTATCCCCTAAATTATTGAATAATAATATTTATAGTAGTTGACATTCTCTATTTTTCCCGTATAATCTTTAAAAAATCGTTATAAACGATAAAATAATAATTATAATAAAAGGAAGTATCCATCTTATGCCAAAGCGCAAAACTGCGTTGTCATCTTCTAAAAAGAAAAAGAAATTAAATAAATCTAAAAAAGTATCTAAGACAAAAACCGATACTTCAACTCAACCACCTTTAAACTCATTTGTCGGTTCTAAAGGATTGTATCTTAGCAATAAAGAACTGCTTGCTGAATTAAAAATATGCAAGACCACTGATATCATGTCAGACAAGTTAGCAAGAATGCTGCAACTTCTTTGTTCAAGATATGCTAAACGAGGGAACTTTGCTGGATATTGTGTAGATGAACAAACTACCGCACTTACTAAACGTGGATGGTTAAAATACAATGAATTAACTATATCTGATCAAATATTGGCATATAATACTAAAACCAATCAATTAACATGGTCAAATATTTTAGATATTTTTATTGATAAAACATATAAGGGAATGATGCATTATTTAACCACAGAAGGAATGGATGCTTTAGTTACACCAAACCATAAATTTGTTTCCAAAGAACGAGGAATAATTCCAGTTGAAGATATTATTTGTAATGAACATATTATTTTAACAGGAGAACCAACAGAGAGTCCGCAAGAAAAATATAGTAATGCTTTTGTACAATTAGTTGGTTGGGCTATCACAGAGGGTCATTATGTTAAAGGTTCAAAGAAAAAAAGATGTATTCAGATTTATCAGAATAAGGGAACAAAAGCAGAAAAAATAAAAAGTTGTTTAATCGAATCCAAAACTCCTTTCAAAGAATATGAAGTTCATGAAAATAAATTAACTTTTAGTTGCGTTGGTGAAACAATATCAGAAATCTATGACATAGTTGCTCCAAATAAGATTTTATCTATGCCTTTTATTCTTTCATTAACTCAAAAGCAAAGATTATTATTAATTGAAACAATGATTTCTGGGGATGGCTGGTTAAGACCAAATAAAGGAATGTCATATACCCAAAAAAATTCCAATCACATAGATTCATTTTTAATATTATGTACTTTGGCTGGATTAACAACAGAAACAAAAACACGAATTTGTAAAACGCCACCAAGCGATATTAATCCAAATGGTGGGAAATCCTCTGTTTATGTTGTGAATATATACTCACAATCAAAAAAATATTGTAAGGC